GGAGAACAACACCCCCGTGAAGGTGGTGAGTACTACGAGTGGTTCCCCTGCAAAGGGTAACTCGAAGGACAAGAAGTCCAAGCCGAGAGGCAGAGGGAAGGCGAAAGCCAAGCCCGCGAAGGTTGAGCAACCTGTACAGGTCGCTCCCGTCGAGCCTCCTGTTCCGCCTGCGCCCAGCTCATGGGGCGCTCGCGCGAGGGCTATTCCGGTGCCAGTGGGGCCGGGCTCTAAGGAAGAAGACTACTGCAGCCGTAACAACTATGCTGCCGTGGTTACCGAGGGCCTGGGCTACAACCCACATGGCATTGGCGCGGTCAACCGACGCAAGTGCGTGTTTTACGTGCTTGGCGCGGCCGCTGACGCGGGTTGCAAGAGTCTATGCGACCTGTGGGGTTCGGACCGTACCAAAAGGTTCGCAGCCCAGCTCACTGGATACCCAGCAACCATCAGAGTGGTTGGTGCCCATGAGGCACCCGCGGATATGACGCGCCGTCCTAAACCTGACGCGCCAGCTCCAGCAGACACTCTCATGATGGTCAACGTGTACCAGTGCGGTAACGAGCCGTTCACCCCCGCTAAGGCAGCGTCTTTGCTGTCGGAGTACGGAGCGGAGCGACTCTATTGGATTGGCCATCGGTTCCCTGAAGCTGTCGGGGATACTGATGTTGTGGGCGCGTACAAGCGCGTCTACGGAGACCGGGTTGTAGCCCGCGCCTCACCGCAGGATCGCGTTTACGGACCGCATTCTGCTGTTTCTTGGATGTTGGCCGACGGTTGCGCTTCTGGCGTCGCTTGGTCCAACATTGCCTCTTATGGTGACTGCCATGTTTACATGCTGGTGGCATCAAAGATGGCGTTGCGAGAGGAGAAGACTCCCGCACAGCTCGCCTGGTCTGAGGTGGATGTCCTCGACTATCGTGACTGGTGGACCGGTACTTTCGGTGAGTATTTCCCGAACTGGGTACTGCCCTACGTCGCGCCACTCCTGGGTTTCAAACGCCGAACCGGAGTGGTGGCTCGAGCACTGGTGTCGATTGGGCGCGAGCATACGCGCGCCGTCAAATTGAACCAGAACGTCTTGAGGCAAGTGACTTCAGCCATTCAACGGGCTGTCAAGAATAAGCCGTACTCTACGGTGATTGCCGCCTTTCCTGAGGTGGAACAAGAGTTGATCGACATGGCCGTCATCGCCACGTTGGTCGAGTCCGTCGAGGAGGACTTGCCACTTTTGCAGTCGTTTAACGCTGCTCATGGGGCAAACGCGGTCGTTCGTTCGACCGAGATGAACGCCTTCGGCAAGGCTAAGGCTGCTACGCACCGCATTTTCTGGGTGCTGGCGGCACTGGCTGCATCCCGTTGGGCGCGTGAGATTTGCCGTGCAGCGCTATCGTTGCTGCTCCGCTTCTTGCGTTGGTGGCTTGATTCGCCATTTACGTGGATCAAAGCTTACCCGAAGCTCAGTGTCTTTCTCGAAGAGGCCCTTCGTGGCCCACTGTATCAGTTATTCGGCTTTCTGTTTGCAGTGGGAATCATGAAGGTGGTACCCAATCCCCAAAACAGTATCGGAGGCTTAATGCTCTGGAACTGGGCGTCGACGATCTTCGGTGGTCTGCACGCGCTTGGGTTTGGGTTGCTGGATACCAAGTTCCACGGGGGAGTGCCATTGATCAAGAAGACGGCATTCCATTACTTCATGCTGGAGGTGGATAACGTTGTCAACAACGCAATCTGCCATGCTTTTCCCAGCTTCAAGTACCCGAACTTGACGACAACTGCGTGCCGAATGGTCGTGCATCATGCGATCAATCGGTGGACCAGTTCTCCAGCAAAGCCAGTTGCCTCAGCCTCCGCATGGGAGCATTTCCGAGACAATTACCTCGAGGCACCATCGAACGACTTGGTCGCGATGGAGGATCAACAAGTGAGGTACACTCCCATGCCGCCGCACGACTTGCGCGTGCGTGACAGCACCGACAAACCAGTCTCTCCTGACCCACCGGAGAGCATTTTCACCAAGGGTAAGGGCGTTGAGCAGTTGATTGACGCGCCTCCTCATGAGAGCTACCATTATGCTGTCATGCCAGTGAACGCTCCCTGGTTTGTCCCCGGCACTGCAGGGGTCACGTCCTACTATGCAGTGAAGAGAAGAGTCTTGAGGCAGACTCCTCTCGAAACCTTGCCCACCAAGGCAACTGACCGCGAAGGCCGCGCGCGAGAGCTGTTGAAGCTGTACACTCGCAATTGGCGCCGCGCGAACTCAACTTTGGTGGCCAACTTGTCTCGTTGTGTTGATGCGGTACCGAAAGCCCTGTCAGCCCCCATTCAAGCGGAAGAAGCTCGCCAAGCGTGGTTCGAGCATCTCCGCGGGAAGCACAACGAGGCTCGATTGCGCACAGCGATGGAGAAGAATGATGAGTGGGATGTCCCCGCAGCCCCCATCAAGATGAACCTCAAGAGGAATGAGAAACTCTTCAAGAGGAGCGATGCCGGTATAATGGACCGCCTGGCACGCACCATCGCTGCCGTGAGACCTGAAGAGGTCGCCTACGCCGGGCCTTATGTTTATGAGGCTACACAACGCTTGAAGAAGGTGTTCCCCGTTGATTGGCAAAACTCCACCCCGTTCATCCTCCGAGATGGCCTACCTATGTACGTCATTCTTGGACCAATGACCGACGTGGAGATGTCGACAGCGGCCACTCAGGCGGCGCGTTCGGCGCGTGAGCAACTTTTGCTCTTTGTGTCTGGCGATGACAGCTTGATCCTGGCCTACCATACCAAGGTGGGCTGGTTCGCTATCGAGGGCGACTTCTCGATGTTTGATCAGTCGCAGTTCAAGGAATCTCAGAAAGGACCACTTGAGATCTTGAGGGCGCTCGGTACACCTGAGCGCATCATTACGCTGATGAAGGCGGAAACCACCAGTCCATTGGTGCACACCGTCCCCCACAGTGGAATTACTGCAGTGATCAAGACCCCCCAAGGTCAGCGCAAGACAGGAAGTGTCTTGACCTCAACTGGGAACAGTGGAGTCACCATTACGTCGTGGACGGATGTGCTCAATGAGGTCGGCGGGCTTAGTGCATTGGCAGATGCAATTCTCAGCTCGCAGGCGGAGAAGCTTTTGACAGAGGGCTTCCAGCGGCTTGGTCTTAAGATAAAGCTGCGCGTGACCAGATCGGATAATGGTCACCCTTTCGTGGGCGCCACATTCCTGAAGCATGTATTGATGCCGGGATTCTGTGACGGTGAAGAGCTAGGCCTATTGGCGTGCCCTTTGCCCAGCAAGTTCAACAAGATCGGTGTGAGCTTGCGACACCCATCGGAGATCTATGATCTGCCGATTGAAGAGGCTGGTCCGCGGTTCCTGCGTGACCAGGCACTCGGCATTAAGGATGCATGGCTCCTGCCGCCATTGCATGCCTTCGTCGGACGGCACTTGTCTGACGTAGAGGAGAGTGAGGTCTCCTCCCTCATTGACCCTGAGGATGCATATCGCATCACGGTCTCGACCGGCCCGTTCATGGGTAGGCCGAAGAGCGCGTGGAGCCCGCGCGGCGTGATGCAATGGGGCCTCGCACGGTATGGCGAGGCTTGGCGGGACTATCCCTCAATTGAGCTGCTGCTTACGGCGGCTCCAGCGATGGTGTTCTTAGAGCATCCGCTGTTCGAGGCGATGGCCCGCGCTGATTACGCTTAAGCGTAACCCAATCGGCTGCACCGTCATAGTGGAGGTTGGTGCGGAAAGGGATGGCAACCTAGTGAAAGTCAGGAGAAACAATCGTTTTAGATTTGTAACGATGCCAAGAAAGAACAAGTCCAAGAAAGCCAAGGCTAGTACTGCTGCTAACAAGCCGCAAGGAAATCCAAAACCCAAGGGTGCGAATCGCCCTCGGGCGCGTGGTCGCGGGGGCATGCCGACTTCTTCACAGTTGTCAGCTTGCGCCGTGGATTACGCGAAGGCACTGATTGACCCCGAGACATCGGAGCTTGCATGCGTCCCAGCGGAGTTCCCCCCGCTGCCGTCGCAGAAGGTGCGAGTCTTCTGTAAAGGAAGCGCGTACACCAGCTCCACTAACTTCGGGTTTATTGTCGTCAACCCCCGCGCCGTTGTTACCAATGACACGGCGTGCGTGACTTACTCCGGGCCCACTTATGCGGGCACGGCGGTCAATTCGGGTACGGGCATGGTGAATGCGACTTCAAACTCGCCGTTCACCACTGTCCAGTATGGCAATACCGCGACCTTGCTGAAGTCGCGGTTGGTAGGCGTGATGCTCAAAGCATGGTACCTCGGAACCGAGATGGACATGTCAGGGCAAATGATCGCTTTCCGTCAACCAGATAATGCAGATGTCACGAATAGCACCGTGAACTCATTGCTTTCGAACAATGGGGCTAAGCGCGTTCCTATCACCTCAGCGCGCAAGGAAGTGTCAGTCCACTGGGTTCCTACGGACCCTGCGGACACCGAGTACAATAACGGGACGACACAGCTTCCCCCCATGTGCATCGCGTTCACCGGCGTCGCCTCGAAAGAGTGGGTCGCTTGGGAAATGTGGGCACAGTTCGAGGTCATTGGACAGAACGCTCCGTCTAAGACCCTCTCCCATGCGGATCCTGAGGGTTTTTCGGCCGTTCTGACTGCAGCCAATCAGATCGGTGACTCTCTGTACGGGTCGGCGAAGGAGGCGATAGGCCACCTCCTTTCCGCCGCCACCACGGAGCTTGGCAGGATGAGCGGCCACGTCATTCGTGGAGCCACTCAGGCTGCCATCGGTGCGGCGTACTACGGTATGCGCAACGCTGGTGGGCGCGCTAACAACGTGCCCACCATCACGGGCCACGCGGTCATCCCGTCGACGCACGATACATCGGCGACGAGCTCTGATCAGCCGCAACCCGCCAGTCACCCCCCTGATGGAGAGCCTAAGGTTCCCGTCGGCAGCAAGTCCTACGATCAAAACGTGGGGCACAAGCAAGACTTGAAGAGAGAGGCTGGGACTTCCACTTCCCATAATCCTTTCTACAAGGAGGTAAAGTCGCAGTCGAGCACTACTGCTCCAGCGACCGAGAACCCGACTTCCAGTCCTGCTGCTAACCCCTTCTACCAGCAAGAGCCCGGCGTGCGCCATTCCCAAGCGCCGTACACCGAGGCACCCTTCTCGCCGGATAGACAGGAATCACTCTTTACCGCTTTCGCGGATTTCTTGCGTAAGCGAGGGGAGTGAGGCTAACTAAAGTCCGTGCAGTTTCTCCACCTGCCCCTAAG